ATTGTTTTGTATTCTTTCCAAGTAATAGGTCTTGGATAACCTTCTCTATGATCATAAGCAACTATCTTATTTTCTTCCATTTGAAAAGTGGTTTATGAATTTAATGTAGTTAGCAAAATAGTACTTAGGGTCTTCAATACACTTACGTGTTTCTTTTTCCCAGTACTGCTGTTCTAGTTTAGCGTAATATGCTTCTTGTTCTTTTGCTTTCTGCCAAGTTAAGAACTTTAAGTTAGGATTAAGCATAATCTATTATTGTAGGTATATATTTATTTCCAATAACTAAATCATAGGTAAGTGTCGGCTCAGGCATTAGCCCTGACCAACGGAAAGTAGTACTTCTGTCCCAAGAAAAACAGTTGGCATCATACTCATACCAAATCAGTTTAACATGTGGAGGATAGGGACTATTGTAAGAGAATGATCTCTTAGCTGCTTCTATTCGTTCTCTCTTTGTCATTACTTTGTTCGTCTATCGAAGTATTTGTCTCGAATTGTAATTACATGTTTGAAGCTAGAGATGAAGACTATACGACACTTCCTGTACATCAGTTTCATTTCCGTTTTGGAGAATTATCAAAGTATAATCAAGTTAGATTATCTCCGAATGCATCTACCCATGCTGAACTTCAGCTAAGAGCTTTCTTTAAAGATAAGAAGTATGGGTGGGTAAATGTAGATAATCAGTACTTACTTAAACAATCAAAAGAAAATGAATAAATTAATTTACTTACTGATACCTTTAGCACTAGGATTCTTTTCCTGCAATAGGAAAACTTCAATTAATTGGGAACCATTAACTGAGAAAGAGATTAAACAGCGTAAAGGATTGTTAGATTCTATAGTTCGGTATAACCAAATTGTAGACAGTATATCTTCAGAAGGAGTAACTTTTGGAGGAGAACATTTAACTATTGATTCTAATACATCGACATCATTTAGACTTAGCATTTGGGAACCTACACTAGATACTTCAGATGTTATCGTTACACATATTGTTGATTGGGAATTACCCACAATTAGTATCGTAACTGGTAAGATAGTGTATCCTACATCTCGATTCGGTGTATGGACAGACGTTTATGGTAAAGCACCCGACTCTAAGTTCTTTAAAGTTAAAGATGGAGTGTGGACACCAGTTGAATGGCCTAAAGATATTGTTAATGTTTACATAAGACCTAAGAAATAATGGAAAATAACGTTAACCATCCTCCTCATTATGGTGGAGGAGACAACCTTTACGAGACTATAAAAGTAATTGAAGCATGGGAATTAGACTTTTGCTTAGGTAACGCAGTTAAGTACATTTCTAGAGCAGGAAAGAAAGACCCTACTAAAGAGAGAGATGACTTACTTAAGGCGGTATGGTATTTGCACAGAAAGATTGATCAATTAGATAATGACTAAAATAAAAAAATCTAATATACCAATACGTGTTTATAAAGAGGGTTGGAACTATCATGGTTATTATCAATTTGGTGGTAATTTTATAGACTCTACTGTTACTCCCGGTTCTTATCCTCCTCAATGTAGAGAATGCAAACAACAGTATGAAAGTACTCATTGGAGAGAAGATGTAGATAAGGTATTATGTGACGATTGTTACGCTAAAGAAAAAGAAGATGGACAAGAAGAAGGCTAAGGCACTGGCTACTCACATTGTTGAGTATCAATCTGATAAACATAAGTGGAGAGAGAAAGTTGAAGACTATGAAATTAGAGAAGAAAACTACATAAGAGACGTAAGTGAAGCTATACAGGACTATAATTTTCCTAGTGAAGAGCATCAAACAATTATACCTCACTTAGCTGATTCTATAAAAGAACAAATTCTTTTAAGCTTCGTGGGTAAGACCTTAACGCTGTACGATCACATGAAAGCTGAAACTAACGGATGGTGTTTTGGTGTAGCTCCTGAAGGATATTACGATATGTATCCGAAGGTAATAGGCGTAAGAACTGAACCTTTCGGAAAGAAAGAAGGTTCTGTAGTTTATATGCTAACACTATCTTGGGAAGATAAAGAGTTTGACTATATGTGTGGTCTTTTTTCTCATCTACTAGAACTGAAAATAAAAGAATAGCTTATGACATTTAACTTAGAGAATCTGAGCTTTGAAAGAAAGTTAGACATTGCGCTAAGAGCAGTTAACTTCTTTCAACCATCAACCAAACAGTTAACTGATTTAGAGATTAACTTAGTTACCCTAATAGGACTTTTACCTGATAAGTTTAAGTATGCTCCATTCTCTCAACCTGCTAAGAAGTACCTTAGAAATCAAGCATTAGAGAAATATGCTTGGATTATTAGTCCTGTTAACTTAAACAATAAGTTATACTCCTTGCGTGACAAAGGACTAATTCACCATGATACCGATGGAGTCATGTACTTAACTCCTATATTTGCACAAATGCTAAAGGAAATTAAAACAACTCACCATGATAATAAACCCTGGGAGCTTTCCTTCAGTTTCCCGCAAAGAAAAGTGGGAGTTAACGAAACTCTTAACCCCGGAACAGAAACAGCAGAAGAGAGAGAAGGGGAAAAAGCTTAAAGAAGAAGTCCTAAAGAAGATAGAGAAGAAAGATAGAAGAGCTAAGTATCACCCTACTACAGCAGTTAGCCATAAGAATCTAATACCAATTGTAGCTCAACTACATGGAGTATCTGAAAGGCTGGTTAATGATGTAATCAATCATTCATTTAACTTTGTACGCAAATGGATCTCTAACCCTTCCTTTAGCAGTAGGATAACCATTCCAGAGTTAGGATACTTTGAACTTAACAGGGTAAAGATTTATAAGCTTTTAGAGAAGCACATTTGGATACTCAAGCATAGAGAGCTTTCTTCTACACAAAGAGCCTTACTCGAACTAGAGTTTAGAGAACTGTGAAGGTTAAAGCAACTCATGAATGTCTACGACAAAAGAAGTAAAGTGAAGTACAATACTTCTAAAGAAGGAAAGAGCCTAAAGGTTCAAGTACAGAAAAAAGGATTAGAGATAATTAAACTACCTGATCCATTTAAGAAACCAACACAAACAACACAAATCTAAAAACAATGTTACTCAACGAACAACAAATCCAAGAAAGAATTCAAACCAATAAAGCACTATTAGATCTGCCTAAGTCACTACAGACAGGCTCACTACCTCCTTACTCAGAAGATATGATCATTCGTCAGTTCTATTTTGAAGCTGAGATGCATGTTAACGAAGCAGGTATTATTGAACCATTGTACCGAGTAGGAGAAAGTGATGGGGGAAGACCTGTTGCAAGACAAGACCATCCAGACTTTCAACCACGAGGAGTTATTGTTAAACTTTCTGCAAAAGCTAAAGCAGAAGGACTAGAAGAAGGTATGATCGTATGGATTCCTATTCATGTAGCTGCTTCTCAAGCATATGAATTCTTAGTAGAGAAAGAGAGTATTGTTGACAAACCTTGTGGGTTTAAGAAAATACCTTACCGTTTGATCGAATACATCGAACAAGAGAAATACTCGAACAACTAATGAAAATTACAGATATTACTCCTTCTAACATTAGAAACTTTGTAGAGGGTAATATTAACTTCTATACCAAGAGCTATCCTAGATACCAACTAGAACAGTTCTTATACCGGGCTTACCTTTGTAAACCCTGTCTTGAAAACGGTAAATGCACACACTGTGGATGCAAAACTCCTCAAATGTTTTTCGCTCCTCGTAAGCAAGATAGTCAGAACAAGTGGCCACCTTTTTACTTCCATGAGATCGATTGGGAAGAATATAAAAGGAAACACCTTAAGGCTATGGCGTTCAGCGATTACCTTAGTCAAAACATATTGGATAATACTGATCCTACTGTCGATCATGACATTCACGCTATTGTCCAAGACGCAGCAGCTCTCCTCGATCAGCACCGAGAACTCGATGCTCAAAACCCAGATATCCCACTTGAAAACACTGAAGCGTACAAACGAGAAATCGATAAAGAAACTTCAGTATCAAGTGAATACCCTAACCCTTCAAGTAGCACTACCTCCACAGGAAGTATTCTACTACAAGGAGTTCAGTAGTAGAGATGCTCCTTCAACTGGAAAGTTGATGGATACCAGCCTTCTGAAGGCATTAACACGAGTTAAACTTAGAATAGGTGACCGAATCAGAATTAACTCTGCTTATCGCACCAGAAGACACAACTCAAGAGTTGGAGGATCAGAGTATTCCCTTCACATGAAAGGAAAAGCTTGCGATATACAAGCACTTTCTAAAGAAAGGAAATATCAAATCGTTAAAGCGGCTATGGAAGAAGGAATACCCCGAATCGGAATTGCGGAAAGATTTATACACCTGGATATTGGAAATGGAAGAAAAGATCAAAAGCCTAGAATATGGCTCTACTAATAAATCAGTATAGACCTGAATACATAGCTCAGGCTTTAGAGGAATATGAATCCATATGCATCACTGGCGCGATCAGTTGGATGTTTCCTCAATTAACAGGTGAATGGGAAGAGGATAAGGCAGAATGGATGAAGAATCTATACCCTGATTTATTGCTAGAACGATTTGCCAATGAATACGAATTATTAACCAAAGATAGATCACATGAGTAATGAGGATAAGATAAAACAAGCAATTAAAGCTGCTGTAGCAAAGCTTCAAATTAATGTACAAAATACTAGCACTAAGATACTAAACAAAATAAGCGGCTAATGATTTACACAATTAAAAAAGGCAATAATAACGACTCTAAGTTTAGAATACCTGACTTTTGGATAGGAAACTTTTCTAAAACTTGGAAAGTAGCATTGTCTCCTGAGTGCTGGTATGACTGGACTCCTGATGATGATCAGAAGGACATTAATAAACTTACAGGAGTTACTAGATATATGTCAGCGAATAATAAAGATAGTGTTATGGTGGGGTGGAACCCTTGTTTACTTCCTAAAGAAGAAGTAAATAAGCACTTCCCTCATACAATTGCTCCAGACCACATTAAAGATGTAAAATACTTTAATCTATATCTCTATATAAATGATGAAAAAGGTGGGCATACAGAAATGTTTATTACGGTAATTGCGGACTGGAGAGTTAACGACTACAATTATTATATCCGTAGAACAAAAGAATTCTACATGGAGTTCTTAGGAGAGGCTATACAACATTTGTATAAGTCTAAAGAAGAGTTAAATAAAGGAGAAAAGAACTTTAAAATGTATCCTCCTTGGACTCTAGGGTTACCTAAGCTTAAAGGAGTGCTCCGTGAGATCTTTATCTGGTTTGGCGGGGCTAATAATGCTCCCGGCCCACATGGAGGCGTTGCTCCACATGATATGCAAATAAAGGTTTACTAGTATGTTTCCTTTTGAACCAGATAACATAGTAGACTTCTCAAAAGACTTTTATAAACAATATCCTGAAGCAAAAGCAATCTTTCACCCTACTCCATCAGATACCATGTGGGCATATGTCCTTTTGTACCATGAGAACTCTCCTTTCAAGAACTTAAGCTTAAAACGTAAGTTGCAAGAAGTAGAACGAGTAGCTACCAGAAAGATTAAATACGAAGGGTATGAAGAAGCTGAAAAGCTCTTTGAAGAAGGATCTACAGATGCAAACAAGAAAGCGCTAACTCGTTGGCGTAAGAAGTTAGATGAAAGAGATGACTACATGGAATCTCTTTCCTATGAGAATCCAGATGATATTCCTGTTATAGAAAAGTTCTTAGGTAATTCTAAGAGTGTATGGGATGCATATTGGCAGGCAGAAAAACAATTGAAAAAAGAAGAGGGTTCTCGTGTATCAGGTGATCAACAAGAATCAGCAACAGAAAAAGGATTTATCTAATGAGGAATATATTTACCACAGCACTTATTTTAGTTATCGCATTTTTAACTTGGAAACAGTTTGTTCAGCCAGTAAAAGAGGCTAACGCAAAAGAAAAATATGCTCAACAATTTGAGTACAAAGATACCAAACGCGTAGCGGAGCTAAAAGATAAAGTAGAAACACTTCGAGTTAAAGCACTTAAACTTCAAGCAAGCTTAGACTCTTGCAAATACAATATCACTTCTGAAGAAGTAGTTGTTCCCAAAGTAATCTATAAAACTAAGAAAAACAAAGCTTTACAAGATTGTGAAAAAGAAGTAATTGAGTTGAGAGGTCATCTCGGAGAATATGTAGGTGCTAAAGCTAAAATGGAAGTAGAGAAAGATCTTCAGATCAATAAGCTTAAACGTCAGATGGATACTTGTGCGTACTTTGTTCAAGAGATGGATAAAGCACTGCTTAAAATGAGTAATGATGTGACTAAGCTTACAAATGAAAAAGATAGTCTGACCAATGTATTGCAAACACCAATTGGTATAACAAAAGAATTTCCTTGTTTAAAAGCCAAGAAAGGAACTGTAGTTATGGCATCTGTTATACCTGCAACTGGTGAAAAAGATTTCACGATTTCTAACTTTAATTTACCAAAAGATAAGTATAAAGCAGCTAAGAAATCATGCAGACGAACTACTCGTTAAGCCTACAAACAGTAGAAACTGAAGAGACTACTCATCCTGTTCTTTTATATATTCAAGATCATGCTGTAGGATTCTACTATCAATGGTGGAAAGATGGGGGGACAGGCTTACACTATAGAACCTTTGATGTACAACTTGAGAATGAACTTTTAAACATAGAGATGGGCACAAAGATATGTAACTCTTTTGATGACCTTGATGAGGATTACATTAATTGTGTAATGCAAGTATACAATGCACTAACAGCTAATTAAATACAGGAACCAGATGAATTGGCATTACATATCCGGTTTTGTTGATGCAGATGGTTCCATAACTTTAATTAAACAGAAAGGCAGGTATTATCCTCGTATAGGGTTTCACAATACTTGCTTAGAAATATTAGTTCAGATAGAGAGATTCATAAAGTTAAAGTTAAATATCAACGACACATTAACGCATTATCTACCTCGTACTGACGAAGGAGAAGTTCAGTATACACTGACTTACAGTTCTTATAAATCCGTATTGCCTATACTTGCTCGATTAACTCTAAAACATCCTAAGAAAATGTACCGTATAAAGATAATTGACAAAGTGAATAGAGCTCGTTTAGGAGATACTACAATTGACTACGAAGAAATTGCTCAATCATTCCGATCTGACAGTTGGAAGTACTTAGTAGGAATTTAAATCAAATGATAAACAAAGGAATGCACCAAGCAAATAAATACATGCGTGTTCAAGACCAGAACGGTCAGATCGCAGTAATCGTACCTGAGACTGATTTCATTCTTCATGCTCGACAAATGCGTGACCTAACCAATAAGGTAGAACAAATGAATGGAGATCTTAAACTGCTTAATGGTAAACATCATGAGTACATAAATTACCAGAAAAGAACCGAGGAAAAGATCGCTACAGAAGTTCAAAAAGCTCGTACTCAACAGCGACAAGAAGATGCTAAAGTTTATGCTCATTGGAGAGACAAGTGTAAGTCTTTAGAGAAGCACATAGAACAGTCAGTAAATCTAGAAAAAAACTATAAGTTACTTTCTGAATCCTATGGAAACTTGTTAAGTAAATATGCAGATAGGCATCGTCAATTGCTTGTAATTAAAAAAACTTTTGAGCATGACACTGAACAATCTGATAGTAAGTAATCCTGTAGAATTAACTTTCTTTATAGGAAATGCAAATAGAGCGAATCAAGCATTAATGCTTTTACCTATCCACTACGGATATAAGAACCTAAGTACAGGAGAGGTATTTATTATAGAATATGACAAAATTGAAAACGAACTGGAGCCGTGTATACCGACCCAGAATTAACTAAACAAGTAGTGGGAGGAATAGCTTTATTTCTTATAGCCTGTGCAATATTTTACTGGGCAGTAAGAAGTAACAAGAAATATGTCTTCATTCCTGATGAAGAAAAAGATTTAATGCTTGACCTAATGATTAAATCTACAAGCAGTAAACTTACTTTGGACGATTGGAAAACCTACTTAGTCGGCATCGGAATGGCCGAAGATCAATTTAATGAACTCATCTTAGAAATGAGAAATAAAATGTTTGAATAATCAATTATATAACAATGACAACAGAAGCACTAATTAAGCAAATTGCAACTCATTCAATTAAAACTGAGGTAAAACTTACGCATACACTTTCTAAGATTGAGAAGATTACTCAATTGCTTATCGAACGATTTGATAAAGATGGAACAGATGACTTGAATTTCCCTAAGAAGATTACATTCTTTAGCGTAATTGCTAATGTTCCTGCACTAGTAAAACTACTGCGTCAAATCTTTGAAACCCTAAAAGAACAAACCCCTGAAGTTGTTATCGAAGATAGTAACCTCGATCAATTTCTAGCACTGAATACTACACCTGAAACAGTTACACAATAATATTATGCAAAAGATACCTAATGAAAGAAAAGATGTAATGCACACTGAAGAAGCTCGTAAGAGCTTAATCAAAGGCATTAACAAGTTAGCAGATGCAGTAAAAGTTACATTAGGCCCTGATGGCAGAAATGTTATTATTCAAACAGATCGTAATCCTATCATCACTAAGGACGGTGTTACAGTAGCTCGTCACGTATCTCTATACGATCATACAGAACGAATGGGAGCTGACATCCTCAAACAGGCTGCTCTTAAGGCTGCTATGGAGAATGGAGATGGTACCACTACTGCAACAGTAATTGCTCAGAAGCTAGTTAACGAAGCAGAACGTGCCATTCAAAACGGCCATAATCCAAGAGAATTGTCTACTACTATCCAAGCTGGTTGTAATACTGTTGTAGAATTTATCAAACAATACGCAGTTCCAATTGACCTTAATTCTACTCAACTAGAATCTATTGCTACTATTAGTGCAAACAATGACGCTGAGCTGGGTAAACTAGTGGCAGAAGCTTACCGGAAGGTAGGACTAGATGGTGTAGTAGCTTTTGAGGAATCAAAGAATACCGAGACTTATCTTGAAGAAGTTAAAGGACTTGACTTCCCTAACGGGTATATCAGTCCTCATTTCATGACAGATCCTAAGTCCTACAGCGCAGAGTATGAAGATGCTTATGTATTGGTATACGATGGTAAACTACGGAACCCACAACATCTTATTGGTATTCTATCTAAGGTAAAAGAGAAAGATGCATCACTACTCATCATTGCAGATGAGATTGATGCTCAGACACTTAATCTTTTGATTGTCAATAAGACTCGTGCTAATCTTAAAGTAGTAGCCGTTAAGTCTCCCGGCTTTAATCAGCAAAAGAAAGTAATGTTGGAAGATATTGCGATTCTTACAGGAGGACAACTCGTGTCGGAAGATACTGGTCTAACGCTAGACAAAGTAGATCTATACCACTTGGGTAAAGCCAAACGCATTAAGGTTACTGCTAAAGCTACTACCATCATTGATGGGGCAGGTAAGCCTGATCTAATTAAAGCTCGTGTAGATGTTCTTAAAGCCCAATGGTTTGAACAAGACAATGAGTACTTGAAGGATAAAATCAAACAACGTATTGCTAAGCTTTCTAGTGGTGTGCAGATCATTCGAGTAGGAGGCACTACAGATGCCGAGATGGTTGAGCGCAAATATCGTGTCGAAGACGCTGTATACGCTACGAAAGCTGCTCTACTTATGGGTATTCTTCCCGGTGGAGGAACAGCATTGGTTAAAATTGCTGAAATACTTAGCAATGATATTCCAAGAATGTTAGAGGAAACTCAACAGGGAGTACGTATCCTAATCTCTGCCCTACGAGAACCCCTTAAAGTAATTGCCGACAACTCAGGAGTAAATGCTGAGATTATCTTGCACCGAGTATCTACTACATCAGATTTTAACTACGGGTATAATGCTCTATCAAAAGAGTACTGTAATCTAGTGGAAGAAGGGATTGTAGATCCTGCAAAAGTAGCCATTACTTCTTTAGAAGCTGCCGTTAGTGTAGCCAACCTGATTATCAATACTGGAGCTGCCCTAATGCTCAACAAGGAACCTTTTGATGATAAAGGAATCAATCCTGATGAAGTATACGCAGAATAGTATAACAAGTAAGCCTTGCCTCTTCCCATACCGGGAAGGGGTATCGCTATATATACCATATGGAAAACAATGATATTACTTATAATTTATACTTAGATTTAGCTACGTATGTTGATCCGTATCGTGTAGAACAATCTGTATTCCTTTTAGATGAAATACCTGAATACCATCCTTTATCACTAGATTATCGAGAGTTCTGGAAAGAACAACGTAAACGATGCATTGAAGGGTATTGGTACAGTGGCGTATGGATGCCGGGTAAACTATATTTCTATGTTAACTTTAACACCATCAAAAGAAACTTCAAGGGGTCAAAGGTAAAGCAGTTTGCTAGACCATTGCTTCGAGATGTAGAATGGATGGTATACTACAATGTAGAAGAAGCTAGAGGATTCTCAGGATTTGAGGATGATCCTATTTATTCTTGTCATAATGTACTCAATAGTGATTTAACAGATGATCAGATAAAAGAAAGATACTGCTACAATGAAGATGGCTTTAGTGAACAAGTCTACAATAACATCTTTCAAGTATCTGGTGTAAGAAAAATCTATCAAGCACCGAGAGACTATCTAAGAAAAGTACATGACAATAACTATGGAGTTGCTTTATATTTAAACAACTCTAAAAACATGCTTACTTTTGGATCTCGTGAATTCGGGAAAAGCTACATCGCAGGTAACATTACGTTACACGAGTGGTTGTTTGACGGTCTTACAAGATATACTCCTTCCAACTTAGTCAATACTGCTTCTGATATTATCATGGGAGCGTTTGATGCTAAGTATTCAGGTGAAACATTAGATAAAGCTAAGATCGGATTAGATAAACTTCCAGGAGGATATGAGACTTATGAATTCAAATATCCAGCTCCTTTCACAAAGAAATATACTGGATCGTGGGGGCCTTCTAAGAGTGTTACTGCTCAGTACAAAAAGAAAGTAAAAGGTACTTGGGAAGATGTTGGTACCAAATCCATTATCCGTCACCGTACCTTTAAGGATAATCCTTTTGCGGGACAAGGATCTCGTAACGGGTTAATTATGTGTGAAGAGATTGGTATGTGGCCTAACTTCTTAGAATGCTTTGCTGCAATGGTAGACAACCAGAAGGACGGCTCATTGAAGTTTGGATCTATGTTTATGTGGGGTACTGGTGGATCTATGGATCAAGGTATTGTTCCTGCACTAGATATATTCTACAATCCACAGAAGTATGACTGTATTGTGTTTGAGGATATATGGGAGAATAAAGGAGAAATATGCTTCTTTATGCCTGCCTACTTAGCACTCAATAACACCAAGGATACTTCTGGTAAAACTCTTATGGGACTTGCTCTAAGTGAGATTCATACAGAACGTGATAAGTTAGCAGGTAACAAAGGATCTAAAGATCGTCTTCAGCGGGAGATGCAATATCGTCCAATTAAGCCCTCTGAGATGTTTCTTACTAAAACCGGAAATTACTTCCCGATTGTGGAGATGAAAGAGAGATTAGCTTTATTGGACTCAAAAGTTAAACCTGAAGACTGGCAAAAGAAAGTTCAATTGTACTTTGACTCCAATACTAAAGGAGGGGTACGCTACGAAATAGACACAACCAATAGCTTAACTGCTATTGATAAGTATCCTTGGCACGGCCCTTCAAAAGATGGTTGTGTAGTCATTTACGAGTTTCCTATTACAGATAAAGGAGGTGTAGTACCAAAAGATCTATACTTAATAGGACATGACCCTATTGCTACGGACTCAGTAACGGGTGAATCTTTTGCAGCGACATATGAAATTAAGACTAAAAAATACTGGAATACCTATGGGCACGATGAGATTGTTGCTGCATATGTATCTAGACCTTATGATGGCAGAGGCCCTATCAATGAGAACTTATTAAAGCTATCAATGTTATACGGTAATGCCCTCATCTATTTTGAAAACATGGTAGGTAACGTAAAAGAGTATTTTGAGAAGATGAAACGTCTTGATTTACTAGCTAGACAGCCCACCACTGTATTCAATAAAAAAGCATCATTTGACGGCAAAGGTCAAGCTGTTGTTTATGGCTACCCCATGAGCAACAGGAAAATAAAAATGGATGCAGTTCAATATGTTCGAGATTGGTTATTAGAAGAAAGAGGACAAGAAGACGGTAGAATAGTAAGAAACTTAGATCGCATATGGGATAAAGCACTATTACAAGAGTTAATATCTTTTGACCTTGATGGCAACTTTGACCGGGTAATGGGACTTATGGGGTGCATCATTGGAATGAATGAAACGCACAACCAATACCAGAATTCTATTGAAGCTGCTTCTAGAGAATACAATTCTAACTCATTGTCTTTCTTAATATCTAATAGATTAATTGGAGGAGATAACTATCAAGAAACAAAGACAAAACTAAAAAATGTTACCATTGATTTCTCCAGTTTAAAATTTTAAACAATGTACGAACAAACAAAATATTTATCCCAACGCGTTAGTGAGTCTAAAAAATTGGCTAATGACAAAGAGTGGGCAAAACGAATGATTGATTTCATTTGTCAACAACATTTGATCAATGCTTACCACGAAACTAGAACTTCTGATAATACAGTGAATGTGCTTAACGATTATGCACGAATGCTATCCAATTACCAACTGTATAACAACATCGTTAATCAAAAGGATTTTGAACGTGAATGTAACCCACTCGATCTAAAAGTAGGACAATTCAAGGAAGAGATATATCCTTACAATAAAACCTACAATAAGATTCAAGTCCTTTTAGGAGAAGAATTAAAACGTCCTTTTGATTATACAGTAGTTACCATTTCCGAAGAAGGCATTCGTCAGAAGTTAGTTGAGAAAGATGAAGCTATTCGTGACTACTTGGAACAAGCAGTTAACAGTATTGTAGAAACTTACAATCAACAAATGCAGGCATCTACTGATCCTAATCTTAGTGAAGAGCAGAAAGCTCAAGCACAAGAAAAGGCTCAGCAAGAAATGCAAGCTAAGATTGATCGTATTGTTTCTCCTGATTACATCGAACGTGCGCTATCTACTACAAGTTCTCAGAAAAGGGAAATTACTTGGTCTAAAATTCTACGTTATTTAACTACTATTCAGAACATCCTTGATAAGAAAAATGATGGGTTTAAGCACGGTCTTATTGCGGGTATAGAAGGAGCTTGGACTGGTATTGAAGGAGGAGAACCTGTTGTGAAGATCCTCAATCCTTTAGGATTGATTTATGACAAATCACCCGATACCAAATGGATTCAGGATGGTAACTATGCAGGGTATAAGACTACCATGAGCTTGAATGAAATCATTGCTCAGTATGGAGATGACTTGTCTACAACAGATCTAAGAGATTTAGAAGACCGATTGAATGGTGGATGGGGACTTGGTAGCAATGCTTATTCTCATGCTAATTTCAATCCTGAACAATACTTCTTTGGTATCCCAGTTAAGCAGTCTGAAATTTCTCAGTATGGTACCAACAATCCTCAGCTTCAAACATTGAATGTTTACCATGTAGAATGGAAATCACTGCGTAAAGTATACTTTATTACGTACATGAACGCTTATAATGAGAAGCAAGTAGATATTGTAGATGCTGAGGGGTTTTACATACCTCCATATGCTGAATCTAAATCTACTACAGACCGATTTGGCAAGTCAAGAAAAATAATGACTTTCGACGGGTATGAAGTAGAAACCAAGTGGATTACTGATGTATGGGAGGGAGTACGCATTGGAGATGATAAGTACTGCCGCGTAGGTAGAAAATCTTATCAATACCGCAATGCCGATAACCCTAATGATGTAAAGTTAGGGTATCATGGAGTAGCTTACTCTAAC